GGGACCAGCGATGGCTTCAAGGCCGGAGCCCCCAACTTCGAGCCCGACCCCGACAAGGTGGCCGAGGCCGGTGAACCCGTTGACGACGACGACATTCCCTTCTGATGCCCTACCGCTCTCGACTTGAAGAGCGGGTTGCAAGGTGGCTCGAGCTCAACGAGTTCGATTACGCTTACGAGCCGATCAGGCTGCCGTATGTGCTCGAGTCCACCTACTGTCCTGACTTCGTTCTTCCGAACGGGGTCCACCTGGAGGTCAAGGGGTTTCTGAAGCCCGAAGATCGACGCAAGATGAAGGCCGTCAAGGCCCAGCATCCTGACATCGACATCCGCTTCGTGTTCCAGAGCCCCTTTAACACCATCAGCAAGACCAGCAAGACGACCTACGCCGCTTGGGCGGAGAAGGCCGGCTTCCCCTGGTGCAGAGCCGATACCATTCCTCTGGAGTGGTTCGACGAGAACCCGCCCACTTCCTAGTCCACAGGGCTCCGATGAAACACCACAGCGAAACTGAATCCGAGTTCATCCGACACGAGCCCTGCCCTCAGTGCGGGTCCAGTGATGCGAACAGCCTCTACAGCGATGGTCACACCTTCTGCTTCAGCTGTTACCACTGGGCCCCTGGAGAGGGGGAAGTGTCCCACACACCACGAGGCTCACGAATGATCGACTATCGGGGCGACATCATCGCTCTGAAGAGCAGGGGAATCACCGAGTCCACCTGCCAACGCTTCAACGTCCGCTACAACTCGGACACCCGGTGCATCCAGTTCCCCTATCACGACAGTGAGGGTCGACTGGTTGGTTTCAAGCAGCGCACTGCCGACAAGGACTTCACCTGGCAGGGGCGCAACGAGGACCATCAGCTGTTTGGCCAGAACCTCTTCGGTGGTGGCAAGAGCGTGGTGGTGACCGAGGGTGAGATGGATACCCTCGCCGTCTGGCAGGCCCGCCCCAACTGGCCTGTGGTGAGCGTCCCGAACGGCGCGAAAGGGGCCAAGAAGGCCCTCCAGACACAGCTCAAGTACCTCCTCAACTTCGAGGAGATCATCCTGCTGTTTGACAACGACGAGGCAGGCATCGAGGCCGCGGCCGAATGTGCCAGTCTCTTCCCCCATGATCGGGTCTATGTGGCCCGCATGGAGTCACCCTACAAGGATGCTGCTGATGCGATCGGGGACCACAACCCCGAGGCCATCAGGCAGGCCATGTGGAACAAGAGCCACTGGACACCCAAGACCATCCGGGACGGACGTGACCTGTTCGAGCTGGCCATGAAGCCCCTTCACGGGAAGGATGCAGACTGGCCGATCAGCAAGCTCAACGACGTTACCGGGGGCCTCCGCAAGGGGGAACTGGTGACGGTGACCGCTGGCTCTGGCGTGGGCAAGAGCACCTTCTGCGGTGAGGTGGCCCAGTATCTGGTTGATCAAGGCCAGACGATCGGCTACATTGCCCTGGAGGAATCAGTCCAACGGACGGCCCTGCGCCTCATGTCCGTCAAGGCCAACCTCCCTCTCCATCTCAACAACGACCATGATCCTGTTCGCCTTCGTTCTGCTTTCGACGAGTCTGTCGGCAGTGGCCGGGTCTTTCTGCGGGAAGGCTTTGGCAGCGTTGATCCTGAGGAGATCCTCAACGACATCCGCTTCCTGACCATGGCTCATGGGGTTGAGTGGGTTGTCCTGGACCACCTCTCGATCCTCATGTCTGGTCTGAATGACGGAGACGAGCGCAAGATGATCGACGTGACCATGACCCGCCTCCGATCCTTTGTGGAGGAGACAGGCATCGGCATGTTGCTCATCAGCCACCTGCGTCGTCCGAAGGATGACAAGGGGCACGAGGACGGGGCCCGGGTCAGCCTGGGTCAGCTCAGGGGCTCACATTCAATCGTTCAACTGAGCGACCTCGTCGTGGCCCTGGAGCGGGACCTCAGCTCTGGTGCTGACTCATCCTGCATCCGGGTCCTCAAGAACCGCTTTAACGGGCAGACCGGCCCGGCTGGCCAGATCAAGTTCGACACCACCACGGGTCGGATGCTTGAAGATCTGGACTTCAACTCCACAAATACCAACACCAAAGAAGATGACGACCTATCTGGGCTCTTCTGACTACAAGATCATCTACCAGGTGATCCGCCACTTCGACTTCGCCAAGGTCCTCCATGTGATGACCGTGCTCGATTGGAAGATGATCGGCGCCGGAGGCAGCATGTCTGTCCCCACCCTGTTCCAGCTCCAGCAGCTCGCCTTCCGTTACCTGGAGAAGGCTGTCATGGAGTCCCGTGGTGACGGCCGCTACAGCACCGGCACTGGCCCCTTCATCGCCCACATCTACCGTGAGGGCAGTGACTACACCCTGGGCCTGGATGCCGTGCTAGAGTCTCTCGAGATCGAGACTGAGAACGTCGATGACTGGGCCGACAACCCGACCGCTAAAGAGGAGGAGCAGAATGCGACTGGTGTTTGACCTTGAGACCAACGGGCTGCCCCGCAAGGGGTTGTCTGAGATCCACTGTCTGGTCGTCAAGGACCTGGACACTGGTGAGGTCTTCCGATACAACAACACCGGCAATTGCGAGAGCCTGACCACCGGGGTGAACATCCTGTCTGAGGCTGAGCTGCTCGCAGGCCACAACATCGTGGGCTTCGACATTCCGGTGCTGAAGTCCTTCTACCCGTTCTTCAAGCCCCAGGCTGAGATCGTTGACAGCCTCATCCTGTCTCGCCTGTTCGTTCCTGACATCCTGAGCCGGGACTTCCGCAAGAAGCCCACGGCCATGCCAGGCAACCTGTACGGACGCCACAGCCTTGAGGCCTGGGGCTACCGCCTGGGTGAGTACAAGAGCGAGTTCGGTAAGTCCACCGACTGGGCCAACTGGTCCAAGGAGATGGAGGACTACTGCGTCCAGGACTGTGAGGTGTCTGCCACCCTGTTCCACCGCTTCGACGTGATCCGTCAGAAGCACCCCAAGGCTGTCCAGATCGAGCACGCCTGTGCCCGCATCATGGCCATCCAGGAAGAGCAGGGCTGGCCCTTCGACGTGAAGGCTGCCGAGCGTCTTGAGTCCGAGCTTCGTAAGGAGGCTGAGGACCTGGGAAAGACGATGCTGTCCACGTTCCCGTATGTGGATGGTGGGCAGATGACACCGAAGAGGAACAATGGCCCACGGGGCCTCGTGCAGGGTGCTCCATTCACCAAGCTGAAGGAGTTCAACCCGACTTCCCGTGACCACATTGCCTGGGCTTTCAAGACCTGGCGCAACTGGAAGCCAGAGGAGTTCACCGATTCTGGCAAGGCCAAGATCGACGAGGCTGTGTTGATGGCCATGGACACCGAGGAGAGTCGCACCTTTGCGAAGCTGCTCGAACTCCAGAAGGCATTGGGACAACTCTCAGAAGGCCAGAACGCCTGGCTGAGACAAGTCACAAGCCAAGGTCGCATCCACCACAACTGCACACTGGCGACGAACACGGGCCGCAATGCCCACAGTCGTCCCAACCTTGCCCAGGTAAGTTCAGACCCACGTTGTCGTGCTCTGTTCGGCCCGGGTGAAGGACGTGTCCAGGTCGGTGCTGACGCCTCAGGCCTCGAGTTTCGGATGCTTGGCCACTACCTCCACTACTGGGACGGTGGTGCATTCTCCAAGGTTCTCCTGGAGGGTGACATCCACCAACAGAATGCAGATCGAGTGGGCGTGACTAGGAAACAAGTCAAGACCATTTCGTATGCCTTCTTGTACGGTGCTGGAGATAAGAAGATCGGTCTGTCGGTTGACAAGACACTATCTGATGACAAAGCAACCAAACTCGGAAAGGAGATTCGTGCAAAGTTTGTGGCCGCTATTCCTGGTCTTGATGCTCTACTCAGCGCTGTCGCTAGTCGGGCTCAAGGAGACACCCTCAAGGGTCTGGATGGACGACCCATTCGCCTCCAGGGAAAGAAGCACGCTGCGCTGAACTACCTCCTCCAGTCGGCCGGAGCGATTTGCTGCAAGGCTTGGTGCGTCCGCATGTGGGAAGAGTTCGAGAACCTGGGCCTCCAGGTCCCCTCAGACATCTCTCCGCTCGGCTTCATCCATGACGAGGTCCAGCTGTCCGTACACCCAGACAAGGTGGATGTGGTCAGCCAGATCGTCCTTGACGCCATGCCTCTGGTCGGTATCGACCTCGGTCTAAACATTCCACTCGCCGCTGAAGTACAACATGGGAAAACGTGGGCAGACTGCCACTGATGACATCGAACTCAGAGTCGATGCAGACTTCTTCGCTTACCGCACCTGCCAGGCGAATGAAGAGTCCCTGGACTGGGGTGACGACATCACCACCATCTACTCCAACTTCAGGGACGTGGTGAAGGGCTTCGAGCGTGAGATCACCAATCTCCGCCAGAGGTTCGACACCGACAAGGTGACCCTGTACTTTTCTGACACCAAGAACTTCCGCAAGGACGTGGACCCCGAGTACAAGGGGAACAGGACCAAGCGCAAGCCGGTGGGCTACAAGCGCCTGCTGGACTGGTGTGAAGAGAACTACAAGGTGGTCCGCATCAAGAACGTGGAGGCAGACGATGCCCTGGGCATGGACTGTCACCTGAACATGCTCGACAAGTTCGTTCTGGTCAGCCCTGACAAGGACATGAAACAGATCTGCTGCCGCCATTTCAATGGTGAGGAGGAGTTCGAGGTCGAGCTAGAAGATGCAAATCGTATGTTCTGGACGCAATGTCTGACAGGCGATGCCGTTGACGGATACAAAGGCGTGCCCGGTATCGGGG